GCCAATCCCATACCATCCACGCCTGTTATCAAACTTCTCGTCTATCTGTTCTAAAATATCTTCTCTTGAGAGAATATCAGCATCAGTTAGTAAACGACCGTTCACTCTGGACTTACCTACTACAGGTATCAGCCCAATCTCAATCGCTTCAGCAAGGTACTTATCATAAAGCTCCTTTGGCAAGCCTCTCTTCCGCATTTCATCTAATGTAATCTTAATCGAATTCTTATCCAAAGCATTGGCATACGCTTGTTTTAGCGCACGCTTAGCTTCCAACATGTCTCCAATATTAGTAAAAAACGCATCATGGATCGTAGATGTAGCCACGCCATTTTCAGCACCCCAAATATGAAAACGCTTAACAATTACTGCATCTGAAGAGTGGTTTCCATTTACTGCAAAAGCAGTTCTGGCTTTTGTTACATCAGCAATATCATTAATTTTTCCATCTTTATTTATGGCTTGTTCCCACCAAGAAGCTTCAGTCTTTTGAGGGACTTGCACCATATTAGTGATCCAATTACCATCTTTATCCTTGTACTTTAAACGCTCTTCAAATTGCTGAGTAAAATTCTGCTCAATAATTTTTCCATCAAAGTTCGCCCAAGGTACATTAGTCCAAGACTTAGGTAGCTTATTAGCTTTCAATATCTCTATATCAGGAATCAGTGTAACATCTTTTCCTAAAGCCTTACGTTTCCATGACGGCCAAAACATAGGCACATCAAACCCAAGAAACTTAGCACCTGTACGTCTATGGGCAGGTGTATCAGCGCCGTAGATAAGCTCATGTAAACTTCTTGGAGTACCTAAAGCTTTTAAGAACTTTTCTGATACGGCCTCGCCTGATTTAATGCCAAGGATTTCACTAACTCTATCTGGCAGAACATAGCCACGTTTCTTGTCACCTAGGATTTTACCTTTAGCAACACTCTTCCAATCAAAAGCAGCGGTCGAAGGTTTAGCATTCTCAAGAAAGTCTTGGGCAAGTCGCCCGAAGAACTTTGTAAAATCTTTCAAAATAGGTACTTGAATAGCAAGGTGGTCACTCATAATGTTTGCAATTTTCTTAAAATCATTAGGTGTAATCACTCTAGCGTAGCTACCAGAAAGCTTGTCTACAAAATCCTTAGTTTTAGCATCAAGAAAATATAGTTGCTCTAAGATGTCTTGACCAGGATTTAAGCCCTTATCAAAGATATCCTTCACATTCTTCCTTAAAAGCATCAATTCATTATAAGTGTCAGGATCTAGCTTTTTATAACGTGCAGCTCTTGCAGAAATCTCAGACAATACTGTATCCCGATCTGAAGCTTTCACTACAAGTGTCCCTTCCGCTCTTCCAAGAATCTTAGACAATTTAGTCTCAACATTCATAATGCCTGTACGCTCACCTGCACCATAGCTCTTACATTTTCAACAGGGCGTTAGTCTGTCAAGAGGAAAGATATGAATAGCCAGAATCACCTCGTTTGAGTCTCTTCGAAATTGTGGAATGATGTATTTCATACGCCTTCCCAGCTGCCCTGACCGAGGGGAAAACGCCAAGAGGGGTTTGAACCCCTTTTCTCAAATGCTTTCCGTGGCCTGAAGCTTCTTCTCCGATGATCTTCTCATCTAGGTGATAATAGCCTTTATGTAATACACTCTTACTTTTTGCTTTCTTCGAGATTATAGCTTTGCTAACCTTATGGGCTGTAGCTGCCTCAGCAACTGTATCAAAATCTCCTAATGGAGTATGGACAGGTCGAGCTCTTGGTGAGTTTCTGCCTGTAACAGCCTTTCTAGCAATTTCGTATAATTTGGGTGTAAGTTTTATACCTTCTCTTGTACACATGGTTGCAAATGCGATATTTAATTTCGGCTCATCGAACATATTTTTTAAAAACCAGTGTGCTAGTAGATGGCATCTTGGTGTCAAGTATATAAGATTCGACGCTTCGTTGCCCCCACCTACGCACTTAGGAATGATGTGATGCCTTTCAGCATATTCAATAGGCTTGCTTTCATAACCATATTTTTCAAGAAGAGCGATATAGTGCTTTTCATAATTCATTTATAAATTTCCTTCCTGCATATTCCTATACAGAGTAGATCATATCATGTGTCGACACCTTTTCAGGATTGTACACTCCCGCGCTTCGAAGTCACTAGACTCCTACAAGCTTCATCTCCTCAATTGAGGCGGTATGCTTTGATCGTTGCACCTTCCAAGGCTTCACAGCCGAGGCTTGGCTCAGGATTGTCCGTTCTGGAGTTCCCCTGAATTCACGGGATTTATTAAGGTGACGTCCTATGTTTGGTTAAACGTCACCATGTTCTGCGCTTTAGCGGCTTTCCTCAAATCCTTCTCAGTCAGATTAAACTTCTTATTCATTTCCCTAAAACGAGGGTCATTATAAGTCTCAGCAGCAATCTCATCATACAATCTACGCTTTTGCTGCGTAGGCACTACATTAGACATTGCAGCAAGCTGCTTATTTCGAGTAGTCAATGCAATAATCTGAGCACCTGACGATGATGCGTCTTGTTCTAAAGCAAGACCAGTGTAGTAATTATCAAGGTGGCTAAGCTTACGGTAGTTACCTTTTAGGAATATATCAATCTTTGCTTGCTCAATAGCTAACCTAAAAAACTTTCCAAGCTCTTCTCCCTCAATTCTTCCTGCTAACGGACTCTCAAGAATTTTGCGTATGTCGTTTGGCTTCCCTCTGAGTGCCAAGGTTCCAATCCTGACAAGATCTTCCCGCCATCTCTCAGCGATCTTTTGCCTTCCAGGAAATGTAAGTGAATCGAATCGGCCTTCAAAGTAGTCATCCAATCCACCCAAGAAAGCACCAATGGTGTCTTGTAGATTTTGGTATCCATCTTTTCCAAGAGGCATCTCCTTTGCTGTGTTTAAGAAAGGTCTGAAAGTCTCTCCTGCTTGAGGTCCGATAAATCCACGCTCATAGACGCGCCCTCGATGATCAATAAAAGCATTATTACTAAAAGCAGAATCGTTAGACCTAAGCCACTGCATAGTTTTGAAGCGTTCATAAGAGTCATCACGACCAGCAATATAATGCTTATATTCGTTAAGATCATCATAATACTTAGCCTTGCCTTTGTCGTCTTTGAAGTACAGAAGCTTTGTGACGAAGTCATGGTAATCACCGTCCACTTTATATTTTGACTTAGATGCCCAGTTAAGAGCCTGAGTAAGATCTTTGTCTACAAATTCCTCGGGGAAATCTGAGAACGATGAAGTTGAAGTAATAGGGATTCGCGTATCTGTATACACTCCTCTATCACTTTTGATAAAGTAGGTTTTGTAACCTTCTCTGAAGAGTAGTCGTTGACCCGCCCCTGTGTAGGGGATCCGTAAGCCAATATCAATCTTTCGTTGCAGCTTTGAATATTTTTGAATTCTTTTATCAGTTACCCTAATATTTTGTGAGAATGTGTCATAGTAAGGACCAAACAACTGACCTGACATACGAGATTTCATTCTGCGTTTTTGAACACCAAAAGTCTCTAACTTGAAAAATGAGTTATTCTTTTCCAGAATCTTATTGCCAAGATTAAACCACTGGTTTCTACTACCATTAAGATTAGCTAGATTAAATAAATCCCGTCCAAGCGCAACAGCGAACTGATCCTTATCAGGTGTATCCGCTAAAGACAATCTATGTGAAAATCTTAGATAGAACTGCTGAATATCGCTCTTAGCCAGCCTTAATTTAATTTTAGGCGGTATTGACAAGTCAAAGGCTTCACGAAGCTTTCTAGCCAGCTTAGGAGCAGTACTATCTTCCCACTTATTTCTAGCTACGATATTATCTATCAAGCTGTCATGTAATGAATCCAGCTGAGTAGCTCCTAAAACAGGATCAATATAGGATTCATCCAATAACTTTCTCAACGTATTACCTTTTGAACGTAGACGAGTCTCAAGTGAATCAGAGATATTCATGACATCAAATTTTATTTGTGCCTGAGAGACTGCTTTAAAATTTTGCCAAATCTTTCCTTCTTTTCTGAATCTAGAAAATGTAATTCTTAAGTTGTCCACAATAACAGCAATTTCATTTGCTGACATTTTATTCTCTAGCGACTTCGCAAAACCCTCTATAAACTCTCTATCTTTTAACTTAAGAGTATCGCTTTCGTGTACAAGCCGGAGATTATTACTAAGCACAGCAGGTTCAGGGAGATAACGACGAGAATCCTCATAACGTCCACTAATTGGATTGAAGATAAGCTGATCTTCTCTCGGGGGTGCTGAGAGAACACGTCTACGATTATTTCGCTTTGAGCCAATAGTGATGCCCCTAAAATTAGTAAGAGAGAGTGTTCCGTCGAGTTCGCCAGCTTGAAGAAGGTAGTACTCTCTAAGGTCTGTAGTGAGAGATGCGTCACCAATAAAATCGTCAGGAGTACTAGCCCATAATTTAAGCTTGTCTAGTTTCTCTTTAGCCAAGGCAAATCGTCTTGTATCTCCTGGAACTGTATATTCGGCATCAGTTAACCTCCGAAGATCTCGTAGACCAATAGAATTACCATCGTTGTTAGTAAATTTACTAAGATGTAGTTTTCCGGCCTGAAATAGCGTGACTCGTCCCATGTCTCCAAGATGCCTATACTGCACTTCCGAAGTTTGTCTAAGAAGCCATTCATGGTATGATTCCTTTAACGGCAATTGCCCATCATAAAACTGTACTTGCTTAGGGGTCAGCTTACCTAAGTTCCTTTTGCGGATTTGATCGATTCCTTCAAGTTTCGATAGGTCGTCCCAGGACTTAACAACAGGTGTAGTGGTAGAACGGCAATTATAATGAGCAGGAGGAAGAAATTCTGTTTCATCCATTCTATAAATTTCTCCATCACGGTGTGAACATATTGGTGTGGTACGGCTGTCTAGAACTGCCACGTATTGCCAGCCTTGCAACGCTTGGCTATTCGCCTGATACACGGCATGGTCAGCTTGAGCAAACACAGAGGTGGTCGCTGTAACAACCAAAGCCCTTGACTGGTTTCTGGTTATTTTATGGGTATTTCCACGTCTGACATC